TAGAAGAAATCAAACAAGCCCTTTCAGAGCGTGTTGATTCCTACCTTGAGTATGTTGCTGACGAGTGGTTTGAAACAAATGCACTCGCAGTTGAAAATGGTCTGAAGGAAGAGTTAACCGATTCCTTCATGACTGGTCTGAAAGGACTTTTTGAAGAACATTATGTATCAATCCCTGAAGATAAATATGATGTGCTTGAAAGCATGGTAAACAAACTTGATGAAATGGAGACAAAACTCAACGAGCAAATTGAGAAAAACGTTTCCTTAAACAAGCGTCTCGCAGAGTCGGTTGCACAAGGAATTTTTGATGAGATTTCTGATGGCCTTGCTGCCACACAGAAAGAGAAACTTGCTTCACTTGCCGAAAGTGTTGAGTTTGAAAGTGACGAAGAATATCGTGAAAAACTGGAGACCCTGAAGGAAGCATATTTTCCTTCAAAAGTAAGCACTCCAAAAGCTAAAACTGAATCCCTTTCAGAGCAAGTAGATCATTCACCAGAATTTATTTCTGGCACAATGTCAACTTATCTGAAAACTCTTTCATCTTTTAGCAAATAATTGAATTTAATATAATTCAAACGCAAACTGTCACACTACAAAGGTAAACGCAAATGTTCCATTCCGAGCATCTGCAGGAAAAGTGGGCACCTCTCCTCAACTATGAGGGTCTTGATTCAATCAAAGATTCCCATCGTAAGGCGGTAACCGCAGTCCTGTTAGAAAACCAAGAAAAATTCTTAAGAGAGCAATCAGCTTTTGAAACTGCAGGTTCATTCCTGACAGAAACTGGTGCTCCAACCGTCAACACCCAAACTGGCGCAAGTGCTGGTTTCAGCGCAGGTGCTGATGCCACTGGTCCCGTTGCAGGTTTTGACCCTGTTCTGATCTCACTGATCAGACGTTCAATGCCTAACCTGGTCGCTTATGACCTCGCAGGCGTTCAACCAATGACCGGTCCTACCGGACTGATCTTCGCAATGCGCTCCAAGTATGCTTCACAGAGCGGCGCTGAAACCTTCTACAACGAAGTTGACACCGCATGGTCTGGTCAGAACTCTGGTCGTAACCTTACCGATGGTTTTGCTGCTGCAAACGCTGGTATGGGTACTACTGCACAAGCAGGAAGCAATCCATCCGTTCTGAACCCAGTTTCAACCGCTTCTTCAACCGCATATAATGTCGGTGAAGGTATGCGTACCGATGACGCTGAAGCACTTGGCGATGGCACTACGGGCAACCACTTTAACGAAATGGCTTTCTCAATTGAGAAAGTTACCGTTACTGCAAAAACCCGCGCTCTGAAAGCAGAGTACACATTAGAACTCGCACAAGACCTCAAAGCAATCCATGGTCTGAATGCTGAAGCGGAACTTGCCAACATTCTTTCAACCGAGATCCTGGCAGAAATCAACCGCGAAGTTATCAGAACCATCTATAAGGTTGCTGAACAGGGTGCAGTTCAAAATACCGCAACTCCTGGTATCTTCGACCTTGATGTTGACTCCAACGGTCGTTGGTCAGTTGAGAAGTTCAAGGGTCTGCTCTTCCAAATTGAGCGTGATGCAAACGCAATTGCTCAAAGAACTCGTCGCGGGAAGGGCAACATCATCCTGTGCTCTGCTGACGTTGCTTCAGCACTGACCATGGCTGGTGTTCTTGATTACACCCCTGCTCTCAACGCTAACCTGAACGTTGATGATACCGGCAACACCTTTGCTGGTACTCTGATGGGTAAATTCCGCGTCTACATCGACCCATATGCTGCTAACCTGACTGCAGGCAATGCAACGCCAGGCAACCAGTATTATGTCGTCGGTTATAAGGGCTCTTCACCTTATGACGCTGGTCTCTTCTATTGCCCATATGTTCCTCTCCAAATGGTACGTGCCGTTGGCGAGAACACCTTCCAGCCAAAAATTGGCTTTAAGACCCGTTATGGAATGGTTGCTAACCCATTCGCTGAAGGTCTTACCCAAGGTCTTGGTGCTCTTACTGTTAATGCTAACCGCTACTACAGAAGAGTTGCTGTTAAGAACCTCATGTGATCCATTTCACATAAATCATCAGGGACCCCCCAAAGGGTCCCTTTTTTATTCTAAATATTTAAAAAACAATAATGAGCACTCCAATTGGGAATAGAAATTTTTTGTTACCTACTGGGTTTAGATTTTCCCTGGCAAGAAATCCAAAGGTAGCATTCTTTTGCAATCAAGCAAATATTCCAGATATTAGTTTAGCGGTTGCAACTCAATCAACAAGATTGGGAAGAAATATTCCAGAACCTGGAAATAAATTGGAGTTTGGAGATTTAACTCTTCGATTTTTGGTGGATGAAGATCTTGGCAATTATATGGAAATCCAAAATTGGATGAGAGGTCTTGGATATCCAAATAGTTTGCAACAACTTTATGATTTGCAAAAAGAATATTTTGCGGATCTTTCTAAAGATTCTCAAAATATGAATACTTTTTCTGACGGCACATTACTGATTTTGAATAGTTCTAATGTGTCATCAGCACAAGTAAAATTTAAAGATCTGTTCCCATATTCGCTTTCAACTTTAAGTTTTGATTCAACTCAAACCGAAGTCCAATACTTTACAGCAGACGTTTCTTTCAAGTATACTATATACACGATAACAAATATGAGTGGCGATGAGTTATGAGTATTGATCTTGACAAAGTTCAAGAAATGTGGGAAAAAGATTCAAAAATAGATCCAGACAATTTACATACAGAATCTTTAAACATCCCAGTTCTTCATGCAAAATATTTTGATCTTTATAATACAATTTTCCTTTTAAGAAAAAAAGCAGAACAACAGAAAAGAAATATCCGCCACGAAAGATACGAATACTATTCTGGCAAATCAGATCCAGAAGTTTATGTAGATAATCCTTTTCCCAAAAAGATTCGTGATAAAGATACAATGCAAAAGTATCTTGATGCTGATGAAAAACTTTCTACAGTGTGTTTAAAGATAGATTACTACGATACAATGCTCGTTTATATTGAAAGCATTTTGAAAATGATTCAAAACAGGACGTATCAAATCAAAAATGCTATTGAGTTTATGAGATTTAACGCTGGACTGGGGTAAATAAATATTCATAGATGAATGGATCATCGTGAATACATCAGACCTTGTAATTTCTAAATCAAACGAAGTATTTTTAAAAATCAATACAGAACCTCATATTGAATATGAGTTAAGAGATCATTTTAAGTTTGAAGTTCCCAATGCAAAGTTCATGCCACAATATCGTGGTAGGAATTGGAACGGAGAAATTCACCTGTTTGACATGAGATCAAAGCAGATCTATGTTGGATTGTTGGATAAGATTGTCAACTTTTGCAAGCAATACGGATATTCATACACATTTGAAGACAATAAATTTTATGGACAACCTTTTGAGGTAAATGACAACATCTCATATGAAGGTGTCAAAGATTATATGCAATCTATTTGTGCTCATTCTCCACGGCAGTATCAAGTAGAGGGAGTATACGATGCTCTAAAACATAATCGAAAGCTATTGATAAGTCCCACTGCATCAGGCAAATCTCTGATGATTTATTCGTTAGTGAGATACTATGTTGATAAGAACGAAAAAATACTTTTAGTTGTTCCCACGACATCTTTGGTAGAGCAAATGTATAAGGACTTCCAGGATTATGGTTGGGATGCTGAAACATATTGTCACCGTATCTATTCTGGTAGAGAAAAAACAAATGAATACCCAGTTACTATTACAACCTGGCAATCTGTATATAAACTGGAGAGGTCATTCTTTGAAGATTATGGTGTCATTATAGGAGATGAGGCACATTTATTCAAGTCCAAATCTCTAATTGAGATCATGACTAAACTTCATCATGCAAAGTATCGTTTTGGTTTTACTGGAACTTTGGATGGAACACAAACTCACAAATGGGTTTTGGAAGGATTATTTGGTCCATCATACAAAGTTACCAGAACTGATGAGTTGATGAAGCAAGGACATCTTTCTCAACTTGATATTCAATGTATTGTTCTTAAACATTCTCCTCAAAAATTTGAAACTTATGAAGATGAAATTCAATATCTAATTGGTCATGAACAAAGAAATAAATTCATTACAAATCTTACTCTTGACCTAAAAGGAAATACTCTTGTTTTATACAGCAGAGTTGAAACTCATGGAGCAGTCCTATATGAAAAGATAAATAATCAAAAGCGAGGTGATCGTAAAGTATTTTTTGTTCATGGTGGAGTTGATGCTGAAGAAAGAGAATTAGTTCGGGAGATTACAGAGAGAGAAAACAACGCAATCATTGTTGCCTCCTATGGAACTTTTTCTACAGGTATCAATATTAAAAATCTCCATAATGTTATCTTTGCCTCACCAAGCAAGTCCAGAGTCCGAAATCTTCAAAGCATTGGACGAGTTCTACGAAAGGGAAAAGACAAAGTAAAAGCAACACTTTATGATATCTCTGACGATTGCACCTTTAAATCAAGAAAGAATTACACTTTAAATCATCTCATAGAAAGAATTAAAATTTATAATGAAGAGAATTTCAACTATGACATAATCACCATACAACTTAAAACAAATGGGAATTGAAGACGACTTTTATGCCACACTCAAATTAAAATCTGGAGAAGAGATCTTTGCCAAGATAGCACCTTCAGAAGAAGAAGATAGAACTTTATTGTTAGTTTCAAATCCAATCATTGTGTCTGAAATTAGAATGAGATCTAAAGTGATTGGATATAAATTTGAACCATGGCTAAAAACAACTACAGAAGATTTGTTCATTATTAATCTTGAAGATGTACTTACAATGAGTGAATCTTCCGATATTGATA